TATGATAGAACGCATCAAGCGTTGGTGGAAACTTCTGAACGACCCAAAGCCTCAAGGCGACTTGAGCAAACATCGACTTTATAGTGAAATGTATGAGGACCTTAGACAATGACAGATAAGCAACTTTATGACTCGGAGTTTGGTACTCCACAGTTAGACCTTTTTCCAGACACACTCGGCGTGAGTACATCCTTTACAGTAGATTACCCTATTACGAGTGAGTATTCAATTCCATCCAACGTAAAGGTGTCATGGGACCATGTTTGGCCCACAACACTACGAGTGTACAAACTTTGGGAAGATGCGTGGTTGCCTGAATACGGTAGCCAATGGGCTGCCTGCTTTGATCTAAAAGCAAGTCTACGTGCCTTTGACGAAGTAACTGTATACGGTAACGTTAGTAAAAAAGGTAAACGTACAGTCGATGAATATGGTGCATTGACACTATACTCAGATGAGCGCATTCTAGTGCCTACGGGACTAGTGTTCGACTTAGACGCAAACAAAAGTTTACGAATTCACCCTAGATCAGGACTTGCATTGAAGAATGGTATCGTAGTTGCTAACTGCGAAGGCATTGTAGATTCTGATTATGTGAACCAAACTTTTGTCATGCTTCACAACATCTCACATGAGCCGTTTCATATTAGAGACGGTGATCGTATTGCACAAGGCGAGGTAGTTCCAATGGAACAAGTCACGTTTGAAGTTGTAGACGAAGAGCCTGGTTTGAAGACTGACAGAAGCGGTGGCTTTGGTAGTACTGGAGTATAACTCAGTAACATCCTAGTCATTACTAAAATACATGAAGATTTTTTGTAGCATTACCATTCTTCATGTATAAATAAAGACGTAAGCGCCCTTGAGGGCTTACATAATTAATCTTGCTTTTATAAAGGAGAAATGATATGACATTTACGCAAGTAAACAATAGCCTACGCAACGACTTAGTTGGTTTCGACCGAATCTTTGATCGTATGCACATGTTGAATGGCATTCAACAAAAACAAAGTAACTATCCTCCCTACAACATCGTAAAGACTGAGGACGATCATTACGTGATCGAAATTGCCGTCGCTGGATTCATTCAGGACGAAATCAGTATTACTGTTGAAGATGGAGAGTTGAAAGTATCTGGTACGAAGAAACTAGATGACAGTGCAGAGTATCTTCACAAAGGCATCGCCGCACGTGACTTTACACGCACATTCACTCTTGCAGATACCGTTGAAGTACGAGGGGCAGACCTTGTAAATGGTATCCTAAAGATTGACCTAGAGAACGTAATTCCAGAAGAGAAAAAGCCTCGAAAGATCGATATTGGATCCGGAGAGGAAGTCTTTCTAACAGAAGACAAATAAGAACCTGGGGAGGGGTGCAAATCCCTCCCTTATCATCCACGCACCAATAGGAGTAAAAGAGGCGATGAATAGAGCAATCTCTTTTCTGAAGAGTTGCGATGGCACATTCTGCGATGCAGTTGCACAAGTTGCATTGAGTGGATTATGTGTCTTTGTAATAGCTACATGTCTAAGTAGCATATCCTAAGAATGAAGACAACACACACAACACAGGAGAAAAGTATGTCTAATAAAAACCCGTTTGAAATCAGAGCAGAAATGCTTCAACTTGCAAAAGAATACATGGATCAACAGTATCATATGAACATCCAGTTCTATGAGAACATGATCGGAGAGGGTGAAAAAGCCCGCAAAGACATTGAGGCGCAAGTCAAAGATGCCTATAAAATGTACTCAATGGAAGAGTTGATGGAAAAAGCAAAGGAGTTATATTCTTTCGTAGCTGAAAAGAAATAAACAACACGTCGGTAAAATGCGAAGGTCAATAGGCTTTCGCATTTTTTTATTTAAAAAAGGAGTAAAGTATGAGCATAGTATTTTGGGTTATAGTAGTCGTGGGTACAATCAGCGCAACAAGTGGTAACGCTAAGTTGAATGCGCTCTGTAAAAAAGAACTTCAAGAAGGAGTCTCTGAGACTATGAAAGAATGCAAGCAATATCACTTTGACAACCGAGCAATGAAAGGTTGGTAATAGATGAATGAACATCAAAACTACTGCACCACAAAGGGGCTCTTTCCTGCATTTCTTGTTATCGTTTTTATTATCGTTGGTATACCCTTACTGACGATGGGTATCTGGCAATAGCTTGAAAGTAACAGGAACACATCTAGGAATAGCAGTCATTCTGCTATTCTTTTTTCTTCAAATTAGTTGTTGACATCCGCTTGACATTCGTGTTATAATACACGTCTAACACGGAGAATATAATATGAAAAACGTAACAGCATTACCCACGCTGTATAAGCGTGACACTAAAGGCAAAGTGAGGGTACTGACCATTGAGTATGGTTATGATGATGAATCCACTGCAGGCACAAGATCGATTGCGGGTATTCAAGACGGTCAACTAGTGACCTCTGGATGGAAACTATGCTTACCAAAAAACGTTGGTAAGGTAAACGCAACGACCAATATCACTCAAGCTATCGCTGAAGCCCAAGCAAGTTGGGATAAGAAGAGCGAGAAAGAGTACTTCGCTGATATCAAACTAATCGATACATACGAGAAGTTCAAGCCTATGCTTGCGGGTGACTACACTAAGCAAAGAGTTCAACTTGACTCTGGCTTTAGTCAGCCTAAGCTAGACGGTATTAGATGTGTCGCTAACTCTACTGGACTATGGACAAGAGCGGGTAAACCAATCACAAGTTGTCCACATATCTGGAATGCAGTCAAGCCAATACTAGTAGCAAACCCTACACTAACATTAGATGGTGAGTTGTATAACCACGAACTCAAAGATGATTTCAACAAGATCACCTCACTAGTTAGAAAGCTAAAGTCTACAGAAGCAGACATGAAAGAAGCGAAAGAGTTGGTGCAATATCACATCTATGATGCACAAGATTCACTATCACCTGAATTGTCGTTCTCGTTACGTAGCACCATGATCGACAGTCTAGTCAACGATAAGTGTCTGTTCCTCAAGAAAGTGCCTACAGAACTGTGTGTCAGTCAAGAAGAACTTGATGAGTTGTATTCTAAATATATGACAGATGGCTATGAGGGTCAGATGGTACGTAAAGATACTCCTTATGAGAACAAGAGATCGAATGGCTTACTCAAGCGTAAAGAGTTCATCACTGAAGAGTTTACAGTGGTGTCTATGCTAGAAGGTCAAGGCAACTGGGCAGGTCATGTGAAACACTTCGCTCTTACTTTGCCAAGTGGTGAGACCTGTGGTGCTGGAGTTAGAGGCAAGCAAGAAGTTCTGAAAGAGTTGTGGGAAGTTGGTGATACACCAACATGGGCTACACTGAGATACTTTGGTCTTACACCTGATGGTGTGCCAAGATTTCCTGTAGTTATTGATTATGGTTTTGGACAGAGGGAAGACTAATGACGATGCCTAATGAACGAAAATGGGCTATCGATAACACTAGATTGTTTTTGGTAGACCTTATGGATCCTAAGAAAACTCCTAGAGTACCAAGTGCTATACGTAAAGAAGCGTACCGATGTTTGAAGCATTACCCCGGTGAATACTACATGGAAGAAGCACAGAGACTTGCTCCTAGCGTGTTCGGTCAGTACACTAGCATTGACAAGTGATATCGGATGTGATAGAATACACGTTATATTCGACAAAATGTATCATATTCGATACATTGTAAATTATATGAAACAGATTGAGGTCTTATGAGTTTTTACACTTCCGTACATAGATATGGCAACAAGATGCTATTCCGTGGCTACACAGCCGACGGTCAACGCATTCACAAGAGAGTGCCATTCAAGCCAACACTATTCGTCCCATCTAACAAATCGTCTGAGTGGAAAGCACTAGACGGTACTGCGGTTGAACCTATGCAGTTCGATAGTATGTCTGAAGCGCAAGAATTCTCTAAGAGTTACGCAGACGTAGACAACTTCAAAGTTCACGGCAACAACAACTTCGTGGCACAGTTCATTGAGAAGGC